GCTTTCGCTTGTTCAGTTAATAATTCTGCTCTTTTTTCCGCTTCCATGCTGTCAAAAGTAGCTTGTGCAATTCCTTTAAATGCTAAGAAAGTTGCAACGGTGTAAAATGTTTTTTTCACTTTTTTTCTTTTTTTGAGTGATTAATAATAATATGAATTTACTTTTTGAGTGTCATTTGACGGCTCGGTTTTAGAAGTGTCTGAAACGGCTTCTTTAATATCTATTTCTAAGGTAGGAGTTGCAAAGTTTGAACCTTTTACAACTGCTGAACCCTCTACAATTTTAGCTTCTGTTACCGCCCAAAAATAGCCTTTTTCGTCTGCTACTTCTTTATTCGCTACTTGTGGGTAGTATTTATCCCAATTCTCTTTTTCTTGGGAGTACATTGGCTCGGATTTATTGATACATAAAAACATTTTTACATATCTCATTCCTACTGAATGTTGATTAACACGTCCTTTTTTGTATAAATCAAACATAAACGGATTAACGTCCTTTTTGATTTGGGCATTGAAAATTAACGCTTCGCCAGAACCTTGTAAATCCAAACCTAAAGACTTGAAAGTTTTATTTTCAACTGAAACCGTTAATTTATCGCTTAATGAATCACAAATGATTTTATCAAATTCCATTTCGTGTTCTTGCAATAAAAAAACTTGTTTCAATTCAGATAGTGACTTATTCCAAATACCTTTTATGTGGCAGTCCATGTGACTATCAATGATATTAGTTGTGTTAATCACTAGCTTTGCATTGATTACCGTAGGGTCTGGAACGTCTCCGATTTCAACTTTTACAGCTTCGGATTTGGTATTTTCGTCAATAACAACATTGTAAACAACATCGGCTCTTTTTATCGCATTCTTTTTTTGTGCAATAATTAAGTCTTTATTCTTAAATACTTGTTCAATTGTCATTTCTTTACAATTTCGTTATTGATAACTTGCTTTGTTTTCACGTCCTTAATTTCCTTAATCTGTTGTGGTGTTAATTCCATTTCGACAAATTTATTAAAATAAAATGTAAATTTACACAAAAATAATCATTATGAGTTTTATAGGTTTTAAAGGAGATAAATTTTCGTTTGGTTTTCAAATCGGAACGGATCACTTAACTAGACGTTTACCGATTCAATCGAGCGCATTTTTAACGAGGTTATTCGGTACTGATAACGAAGTTTGGGAAACGATAAACAACAACGAAATGAAGTTATTTACAACCACTCCAGAAGTATTTATACCGATTATGCGTTTTGCTGAAATGTTCTCAAATGGTCGATTTGTTGTTAAGAATTGGAAAACAAACGAACCTATCGAAAACCACGAGCTATTGAAACTACTTGAAAAACCTAATCCTTTAATGAATCGCAACGAGTGGTTAATCACAATTGCTGTTAATCACTGGGTTTATGGAAATTGCTACATCTATAAAAATCAATATTCAGAATTATCAGTTGCTCCTACTACCTTAATGATTTTGCCTAATGAAGATTTGAAGTTGAAAGTTTCAGGTAAAAAATTCAAGCAAATAGACAAAGACGGAATTATTCAAGGTTATGAATTAAGCCAAAACGGAGAAAAATTTGAACCAAAGGAAATTATCCACTTAAAAAACTATTCTGTTGACGGCATTAAAGGGGTCTCAATTCTCGAAGCGTTGCAAATGCCTATCTCAAATGCGAGAGGGGCGTATGGTTTTAACAACGTGAATTTAACAAAACGTGGGGCGTTGGGTATAATTTCACCTAAACCAAACGCAACGGGATTAGTTCCATTAGTTGAAGCCGACAAACAAGAATTAAATAAACAATTCCAAAACGATAACGGAATATTTGACGGTCAAACCCCGATTAAAATAGCAAATAAACCGATTGACTATACTCAAATGAGTTTAGCGATTAAAGAGCAATTGATATTTGAAACGATTAACCAAACAATGAAAAAAGTTATTGATTCAATTGGTTTAAATGTTAATATATTTTCAGACGGTGCAGCGACTTTTAATAATGCTGATGCTTTCTTAAAAAGTGCCTATCAAGATGCTATCATTCCATTTGCTGAAAAGTTTTGCTTTGCTTTGAACGACGGATTAAACTTGACTGAAAAAGGATTATATATTGAGTTAGATTACTCATTTTTACCTTGCTTTCAAGTAAATGAAACACAAGTAGCTACCGAAATGAAAATGAAAGCTGAAGCTATCGACCGTTTAATTCAAGTGGGTTATTCACGTCAAGAAGCTGAAAGATTACTTGGTATAGAATCGAAATAACCTAAGTGAAAATCTAAAGCCATTTTACAAAGCCCCTCTAAACAATCGGGTGCATCGTCGTGTTTTACCGTTCCATTCTTGTTGTATTCAGTTAAGTTTTTTATAAACTTTCCATAATCACTTTGTGGATCATAAACCGAATTAAAAACGCAAGTCATTTTAATAAATCCAGCCATTTGTGTAATTCTTGCGTGTTTGTTTGATTTAGCACGTACTGGAATTAAACCAATAGTATTTTTTAATTTAGGTTGCAAAAGTTGCCCGTACATGCCACCGCCAAAATTAGATTCAACGTTAACATATTGTGGATTGTTTCGGTTTAGTATTTCCGCTGTTAAATTAACATTTGTATCAGTTCCCAATTTGGTGAACAATACGTCTCTAATAAATATTTTCTTTTCAAATAACGAACCAATAATAACACAATGGTTGTCGTCTCCCGTGTCTGCAATATCAATATAACTCAACTTTCCTACTTCTTCTTTAAAGTCAATAACGCTAAAATCTTGAAACGATAAATCTGACTTAGGAAATAACAAGCCCTCTCTAGGTGTAGGGTTCTGCATATATTGAGTTTGAAATACCATTTCGTTAACTTTCTCTAAATGCCTCAACTCCTCAATAGTATGTTTTTCACTCCATAAAGCCGTTCCATCTTCTTTGATAACTGGCATTGAAATTACTTTCCACTCGGTCGGTTCGTTTTCAATTAAGTATCCACAAAGGTCGTTAGAGTGTAACCTTTGCATAATTATAATAATCGGTGTATCTCTTGAATTTACACGGTTCCGGATTGTTGAATCAAACTTGAAGTTAACTTTTTCTCTTAGCGTTGAACTTTCGGCGTCGTCTGGCTTAATAGGGTCGTCAATTATTATCGCACCGCCAAACTCTATAATGTCATTATCAAAATTAGTTTGCCCTGCTCCAAAACCCGTAACTTGACCACTTGCGGAACGTGCTAAAACTCCGCCTCCGTCTGTTGTGTACCATTTGTCTTTAGCTTTGGAATCTTTCTTAATTTGAACCCACGGGAATAAATTTTGATATTGTTCTGACTGAATTAAATCTTTTATTGATTCTGAATTGTCAAGTGCCAAAGTATCAGAATACGACAAATGAATAAATCTAGATTTTGGATTGTTTGCGATAGACCACGAAATAAACATCTTAACAACTATTTCAGTCTTTCCGTATCGTGGTGCAACGTTAAAAATTGTTCGCGTTCCTTTACCTTGTGAAATCAATGTGCATTCGTCAAATAATACTTGGTGGTGTGAATTAACGCTAAATTTCTTACCGTTTAATTCCTTGAAGAAATAACGTGTAAAAAAAGAAAAGTTGTTTAAACATTTCGCACGTATTAATTCAATTTCAGTAATCATTATCTAAATCCTTAGCTTTTTGTTTAGCTTGTTCTGGTGTTAATTGGTTAATTGATTGACCATTTGTGGTTATATCGCTTTGGTCTTTTATCCCTTGAATACGTGCCACAAGGTTAGCGTTAAACATTCCAACCATTGCGCCCTCTGTTTGTTGAGTATCAATAATTGTTTCAATTTCTTCAATGACCTCCAAAAAATCGGAGTTACACTTCTTTTTAAACTCACTTAACCAATTTACAGAGCATTTAAGATACAAAAACAAACCCCCTCTAGTGTACGGACGTTTTGAAGTTTTAACCTCGTTATACGTACCCTTTTCACTTTCGCTTATTTTTGTAGTATTCCACGAATTATCATTATCACAATGCTCGAAATATTCTAATGCTGATTTCCATAGTAATTCAGGACTTGCAAACAAAGCATCTCGACCGTGTTTACTTCTTAATTTCCAAAGTTGATTACCTTTTTCAAATTCATTCATACCTCAAAGTTACTAAATTTCAACAAACTTGTATTTTCTTGCGACCATTCGCTCAACATAAATTCTCGCATAGATTCTTTGCCAACTTGGAACGTTAATCAATTCCGTTGGGTTTCCGCTTAATTCCGCGCGTTTTAATCGGTCGTTGTGTTCTTGTTTTGCTTGTGCGTTTATTTCCGCCATTTCTTCGCTTGTAAGCACTCCGCTAAAATTACGCCCTATTGCGTTGGCGTGGTGTTCTGTTCCTAACCATTTCCCGTGCTTAATTGATTCGAGATAAATATTTTTTGCTGTTTGTTTAAATTCTTGATCCTTTCTAATTCGTTCTTGTTCTTCGGCTTCTTTGCGTTGTACTTTTTCGATTTCGGCTTGAACTATGTTTTTTTTACGTACAAATTC